TTCCAAGATTTAAGATTTTTCATATATTTGTTTTTTTTGGTAGTGAGTTGTTGTACTCACTACCTATTAATTAAAAGTTCTTGCAATTAAATCGTTTTTTATAAATCGTCAATAAACTTAGCTATTTTTCGATAAATAAATAGATATCCCTCTGTATTTGGATGCAAACCATCGTCTTGCAATATTGTTGAATTTGTACTATTTATTCCGCCAATTTTATACATATCTAAAACAGGAATAGAATAATCATTACACATTTCATTAATTGCATCTACATAGTTTTTAAGAGTTTTCCCCTGTAAATTAGGAAGTGTGTCATTCGTTCTTCTTAGAGGTGTTATGAATGCTATTTTTGCCTTTGGAAGTTTCGTTATAATACCCTCAATTAATACTTTTAAAGCTCCGTAAAAATCATATACATCGATTGACCCTTTTATCCCCATTGCTACCCCGTCCTGACCACTTCCCTTATAATCATTTGTTCCTCCAAATACAGTCACAATAGAACAATCATTATCTAAAAGTGTAAAATGTAAACACATTGCATTTGCATCGTTATAAAATCCAGCTTTTCTTGCAATCATTGAACCGCTTGAAGATACATTCTTTATGTACCCAATGCCTAATAGTGATTGAACTAATATTCTATAATTAATACCATAAACACCTCCGCTATTAGCAGTAATACTATCTCCCATAGTTCCCCACTTTAAGGAAGAATAATAAGCATCTAAAGTGATTGAATTTTTTAGTTCAACTGCTAATGAATAAGCCTTATCGGCTTTTTCTTCAATAGTTCCCAATATATCATTTTGTAAATTATCAACAGTACATGAACCTATCAATAAAAAACCAAGACACTCAGTACTTACAGAATCTATTGTGATCTTTAGAGCGGTCAAATCCATTGAAAAATAATCAACAAAGTCAAGTGTCCCAACTCTTTTTATTTTGACATCCAAAAAATAATAAGAGTAGGTTATTAATATTTCATCTCCTAATGCAATTATAAAAGTTGCTGCATTTGAAAATTTTGGTAAAATTTGTGTTAAAACTGTAGATGAAGTATTAATGACCTTACCAGTATCAACCCCTTTACATGCAAACGATATATTATTACTTCCATTTGCATTAAGTACAATCCAAGTTGGTGAATTTGAAGTTGTTTTAAATTGAAGTTTTTTACATTCCTGTCTATATAACCACGCGTAAGTCCCTGTTATTTTAGTTAGGTTGTATATTGACCCTGTTTTTGTAATTGATGCACCAACATTTAAAAATTCAGTAATATCACCTATTTGCAATTCATTACTTCCAAATATTAAATCAAGAGAATTAAATGAACTCTCTATTTTAGAAATTCCTGTTATTGATGTTAATTTAGTTATTATTTTTAATTCTGAAAGAAATAACGTATTTGCTGACATAGCTGTACCTGCCAAGAATCCAAATCTATTATTGAATATATTATAATAAATATTTGAATAAATAGTAAACCAGGATAAATTATTTTTATAAAATGTCAAACCGTTTTCATCCCTGATTACTCGAACTTTGTCGTTTATTACAATAGCTGAAATACTAATTGTAATTATTTTACTACCAAGAATAGTCCCATTACTTGACACTGGATAAACATCCCCTGTATTTAAATTTATCATATGGAAAATAGCTCCATCTGTTCCAAGAATCAAATAAGAATTATTTACCTTGTGAATATATTCTAATGCATTAACTGTTGTGTCTAAATAAAAGTAAGAAAAATTTTGAGCATCGCGGGTTGCAGTTACATCTCCATTATTAACAGTGAATAAACCCCTTAAAATTGTAATATCAACCTGTATAGTTTTTGTGTTTATTAATGTGCTTCCTGTTATGTATTGTATGGCATGTTTTATATATCGACTATCTAAGCCAATATTTTCACTTGATTGTAATTGTTGTGCTGTTGTTAATACTTGTACATCTGTTGAAACCACGTTAGGAGTACCCAAATAAACCCCTCCATCCGTCCATGCTCCCCCCTTCCATGAATACCAATGTCCGTTTTCAGTAACTAAATAAACGCCCGTTGTTCCCGTTGGGAAAGCTGCCTGTAATGCTGCTAAAGTTAAGTAGCTATCTTTTGGACTACCTCCTGCATTTGCGGCTGCATTTGCTGCATCACGTGCTGCGTTAGCTTGTGTAGTTGCTGTAATTGCGTTACTGATAGCTGTTGCAGTAGCCGCTACAGCGTTATTATACCAACTAACAGCCGTATTATACCATGATACACGGGTATTTTCTGAATCTATCCTTATATTTTCAGAATTAATTCTTATTGCTTCTTGCGAAACTACTTCTGCATTTGTGCCAGTAATAGTTGAAAGTGCCGAACTTATCGCATTTATAGCGACATTATACCATGAAATGCGTTCATTTTCGTTACTTATTCGAGTTTGTTCCTGATTTGGAAAGCCGGACATCATTACATTAAATTCTGATTCAGTACCCGAATAACCGCCTAAAACTGCATTTTCATAAGCGTTTTGCCCTCTAAAGTAATCAAACAAAACACTATCTACCAATATTTCAGTTTGATTAATATTTAAATTTACAATTACATCAAATCCGCTATTTATTGATCCGTTATGAACCGGATTTGCATAACTAAAATCAATATCTCCGGCATTAAAATTTTTAACCCCAAAAACAGTATCATCAATCCAAAAAAATATTGGTTTAATTCCAAGTAAATTTGCTGTTAAGTCAGAGCTTAATTCACATCGAACTACGCTACCATCAATTGTATGAGGGTATAAAATCGATCCTAAATATATCTTAAGATCCTGAATCCTTGCAACATCATAACCTATCAGATTAAATCCAATAGTTACAGAATCTCCCTGAAAGACTGTTTTTAGTGTCATATTTTTATTATTAAAAAAGTCCTACCCATTTTTAAAGATAGATAGGACTTTGATTTTTTGTTGAAATATTATTGTTAATTTAAACGGTGCTTTTTGTTATTGTCCAACCCCGACTTATTAAAATATCGTAATATTTTTTCGTTTTTGCTGTCCATAAAATATATGAGTAGTTACCTACTAAAATTAATGTTCCGGAATAATTACCATAAAAAACTATCTCAAGCAAAATTGATTCAATTAATGAAGCACTTAATCCGCAATTTTCAAAATCTCCATAAGTTATAGATGGTAGGTGTACTTTTGTTAATCCGGTACAACCATTTCCGCCAAAATAAGAAACATTTTCGCCATATACGCTCGTAATACCAACACACCCATCAATTGATAAGTTGCCCGAAAAATCAACTTTTAAAGATCCTGTAACATTTGAAAAACCATCATTATAATTTGTATCTCCTAAATTTAAAATAGAAGTTCTTTTGTCGTATTTTATAGTTATAACCTCAATAGTTCCAAGGTCTAACATCGCATTAATTAAGCCTAAACTCGACTCAAAATAATTGGTGTTTCCCTTTACGGTTATTTTTGTAGTTGGATCAACTTGTGCAACAAATACACCTGTATTCCCAATTGTAAGACCATGCACAAACTCATAATTAATCAGGTCATAAATTGCATTAGTGGTAAAAATCATAGGAACATTCACGTTTAATTCCTCCATAACCACAACAATACCACCGTGCGTATCGGTTGAATTAAATTCTTGTGAACTCGATTTAAATTTTAATCCGGATTCTAATCCAAAAACTAAATTTTGTTCGTTGTTATCTTTAAATACTAATACCCAACTATCGTTTTGAAGTTGTAAAATTTGTTTTTGGGTTAACGCTGTATTTTCAAGAAAGAAAAATTCAACAGTCTTATCATATTTAACAATTCCACGAGGTAAATTTTTACCCGAAGATGTTGGTTTATATGGCAAATCCCCCGGAACAAATACAGAAATCAAATTATCAATTATATCAAAAATACATTCGACATCTGTCAAATATTTATTTTGAATGCTTTTTCTTGGGATTATGTACGCATTTTCATGAACTCCAACAATTTGAGGACACAAATTTGTTATGTTAGTGTTGAGTGATGCATTGAAATCAATCATAGTTTTATCATTTTATCTTTGTGAAGTTCGATAAGTTCAGGGGGTAACGTTTCGGAATGTCTTGTATAAATTACGCCTTCGTGTACGATAACAACCCCTGAAAGTAATTGATAACCTTTTTTATCAGAATTGATCAGCTCCAAAAGCGCATCGTTATAACAGGACCGACATTTAGTATTAACGTTCAATTCCTTTTTGAAAACGGTTCGATAAGCGTTTTGTATTTCCTGCTTATCGGATGCGCTCAATGACTTTGCATTAAACGCATCTCGATAACTAAAAGCCATTATACAAGTAATGAAGCAAACCAAGCGTCGGCGGCCGCTTCTGTATTTGCGGTTGGCCAATAAAAGAATAATGGAACAAGTCCCTCTGTTTCTTTAAGTGTTACCTTATATCCAAAATTTTCTTGAGTATCAAATGCCAGGTTTGCGGTTTCAAATTGAAGTCCACGGTTCAATCCGATAATCCCGTATTTGTTTTTCTTTGCAGGATCATAGCCTTTGAATTGTACAACTGCCAAATATTTGTCTTGTCCTAATTGCAGAATCTGACGAGCGGATGCCGGAGAATTTTCCAAAATTGGAAATCCAAAAGAAGAATCAAAAAGTTGGATATAAGTACCCATTTTACCATCAACCTTAGTGTCCTTATAAGGCATGTCACCGCTAACAGTAACCTTTTGACCATGTCCGGAAGTTAATGCAAGGGTATTGCATACAACAGAATCGGCATCAAAAGCCAATGTTGCTTTATCGATTAATTTCCTTGAGATAAGAATTGCATCGGCTTCAATACCGACTACCTGATTTATGCAACCTGAATTGATAGGTGCATCCAAAGTTGAAGAAATACAAGGTCTTGACATATTTTTATTTTTTAAATTGTTTTAATTTTTTGCAAATATATATTTTTATTATTTTATAGTACAAAATATGAATTTTGTAATGCAATTACGCCTTTACACTTGAAATATTATCAATAAAATTGACCTGGTCTTGTCGTCTTTTTAATTCGACTAAGGATAATTCTACAACCGGTTTTACAATTACAGGCGTTTGGTTTGATATATTCGTCGATGTTGCAGCTCCTGAAGTGATCACATTTGCACCTCCATAACTTGAAATTCCACTTACTGAACCAGATAAAGGAGAAGCCATTTTTGATGCGGTGTCGGGTGGTAAAGTTGGAGTTGATGCGGATGAACCACCCGAAATACCTGTTGTACCCGTGTCACTTACCGCCCATACATCTTTAATTGATTGTATTCCCGTTGCTATAACTCCGGCTGCTGCGATTCCACCTAAAACAGGACCTACAACAGGAATAGAAGCCATGGAGTTAAAAGCCTTTATAGCCCCTGCAATTGAGTCTATCGCAATTCCTGCCGATGCCGCTGCCTTACCCGCCTTTGTTGTTTTCCCGAAAATTGCAGCTAAACTATTAGCGGTTTGTAAGGCAATTTGTAATTTAAAATCGAGGGATGCCCGGTCTAAATTTCTTGCAAGTGTTTCATATTTTTTTATTATGTTTAATCGTTGCGATTCTGTTAAATTCGTATTTCTTAATTCGTCCTGCATTTGAGAATTAAGAGCATCCTTTTTTAATTGTGTTTCAAGGTCAATTCCCGTGTGCGCCGTCTCTAACTGATTGTTAATGTCATTTAGTTGTAATTGTTTCTTGCTTTCAGATATATTATTGTTTAAATTAGCCTTATCGGTACTATATTGCTGATCGATTAACAAGGATTGATCAACATACTCCTTATCGTTTGCCAATTTCAAAGCATTTGAAGCCATCGAAGCATTATAATTTCGCAATAAATCATCCTTTTGCATTTGGTATGATTTTCCGCTTATAACTGTTTTTTCGTCCTCCGCCAACTGAATAATTTTTAAATCAGTCTGCATTTGTTCAATGATAAGATTTGTTCGAATAGTTGCAATTGACTGAAGTCGTTTTTCTTCCTTATCTTTTGCAACCTCTTTTGCTGTATCGATTTTGTCAATTGACCATTTCTCAAACGAAGCCTGTTTATTGATTAATGAAATTTCATCATTGTAAAGTGTTTTAATTTTTTCGGCACGCCTATTGTAAATTGTTTCAGAAAGTAATTCAATTTTATTTTCATTATCTAAAACTTTTGCACGTTCATTTATAAGTGTTTGAGTGCTTTTTATTTCTCTTGCCTCTTTTGTGTCCGCTGCTTTTGCAAGAGTATTATTAACACGTCCAACCCTATTTTTAACCGATTGTTCAAATCGGTTATCTTCTGCTATGACTGATTGTACTCTATTTTTAGCGTCCGCAATTGCCTGTAAATCTTTTTTAGATTTAACGGATTGTTCGAGTTGCGTAATCCTTAAATTTTCATTTGCAAAAAACATTTCTTTTTTATGCAATTCGTTATCAATTCGCATAGTTTCATCGGCTGCCTTTTTTCTTTGCGCAGGAGTAGTATCCGATTGTCTAATTTTAAGAGCTAATACATCAATTATACCCTGTTGCCGTATCTTTTCTGTCGAAAACTCCCTTTCTGCTTTTGTGAGTTTTTGACGCTGATCGGCTATTTTATTACCTAATTCGTAATTTTCCTTTATATTTCCGCTTGCGTTTTTCCAATTATCACCAATTGCTTTAATATCTGAACCTAATTCTTTTACGTTCCCGGTCAATACATCAACAATTAATTTACCCAAAGAACCCATAAATTTTACACCCTCCTGAATAACGGCATTAACCCCGGACATAACCCGTTGGAATTGTTTTGCACCCTCATTTGTGGAAGTAAAATAAGTTACTAAAGCACCAACAGCGACTAATAAAATGCCTATTCCCGTACTTGCCAAAGCTATTTTAAATACTTTCATTGCGACGCTTCCCGCTTCTGTTGCAACTGTTGCGGCTGATGTTGCCGTTGCCCTTGCTGTCTCTGCTGCTGCTGCTTGTGATGCCGTTGCTGTCCCTGCTAATTCACTTGCTGCAAGTTCTGCCTCTGCGGTTGATGCCGCAACTGCCGCAACTGCTGCCTCTTCATGTGCAACCTTTGAAACTGATAGCGATTCAGAGAACATCATCGTTGCATCTTTAACGCTTTCAAATCGGGTCCTTAATGCCACTAAAATACTTTGCCCTTTTTCTGCCATTTCGCCAAAAATACCAGGCAATCCACGTAATACTAAACCATAATCGCCAACTGAACGCTGATTTTGTCCAACCGACTTATCAACTGCCTTTAACTTTTCGCTTAAATCAAATGCTTTTTGAGATGCTTTGTTGAATGCACCTGTTAGCGATGTATCACCTTGAGCAACTGCCGCCCCTAAATTTTTAGCCTCTGCCGCTGCTTTACTATACTGATTTTGTAATTTTTGATAAACACCTAATGCCTGATTGCTCGACTGAATTTCTTTTGCGACCTCATTTGTTAACTGCCTTTTTTGATTTGCATAATCTTTAATGACTATTTTGTTAGCCTCGTATTGTTGCCTATCTTTTTCAGTTGATTGAGTATTGGAATCCTGAATAGCTTTTAACTTTGCCATTTCAGATGTTAAAGCAGTAATCTGTGCAATAGCATCCCCAATTGGGACGGTTACCTTAATTATTTTTTCTTCATTCATAGGATTAGATATTTTTTACTTCCAAAAGTTCAACAACTGAGGTTAATTCACTGTAATTTAAATTCATAATTGCATAATATTTGCCATATTGTTTCAAGTAAATAGGTATTTTCAAGTCAATTCCTTGAATATCCTGTGGTTTTAAGTAGAAATTTTCCTTCAGGTAACGAGGTTTTTCAACTATTTTTTGATAAGATGCGTAATTATCTGATAAAACAATGCCAGCAAATTGTAAATTAGACGTCCAAAATAGTTTATTTATCCCTCCGATATTCATAACCCTTGCGATAATATCATCACTTTGATTTTTTTCAGTGGTGGTTAATACTCCATCAGTAATTTTGATATCATAAAGCGGGTAATCAATAGTATTATCCAAATCAGAAAATCGTTTACCGGCTGCGAATTTAAGTTCAACAAGTTTCGCCTCATCTTCTAAATTATCGTTATCAACATTTATTGATCCGACCAATTGAGTACTTACATCACCATTTTTATAAGTTAAAGTGTTTTTCTTTGCATAACTTCCAACCGTAAAAACCACATCTTCCAACTCTGAAAGCCTATCCTTTTTCTTAATCAACTTATCAGACCAATCGACTGCATTTGGTATATTATCGTAAATAGTTTGTGCTGAATAGAAATCTATAATTGATGGATTGTCATTTTCATTCTGTGGAAATACCCCGGCAATTTGCGAACACTGCAAAATGAAATCTGCACACGTCATGTCCGTCAGGTTTGGAATGATTGGGAAAAATCCAATTCCAACATATCCAGGGAACACATGCAATAAATCTATAATAGGACTATATATTGCAGAATTACAACTGCAATCAAATGTCAATGTTTGTGCTCCAACCCCACCACTTGAATACCCTGATAATTTAAAATAAAAGCTATCAAATTCTTTATCTAAAATAAAAGAGTAGTTAGTTAAGGTATAATGATTTGTTAATCCTGTAGATGGGGTTTTATCGAGTGTTTTAATTACTATTTCATTATTGCTTGAATCTTTAGTACATATTTGAATCTCAACATCAGATATGTGGTCCGGTGTAATAAATTGAGAATAGTTCATGTTTGCAATATTCATTGAAACACCCTTATATATTTTAGTAAAATATATTGCACTATCCAAAACAAAGTAAGTAAGTGATGATGTATGAAAATCCATTCGAGTTATATCATCCATATGCTGTTCTGATGCTGAACATGATTTTAATACATTTATTGCACTTATTCCATTTTTTGATTTTAAAGGAGATCCAATATAATACCCAGTAGCACCTGTTGAATAATTAAAATAGTTTATCAAACTATCCAAATTCAAACTAAATTCAGTTGCAATCTTTGTAAGTATCCACCAAAACATAACAGTAGGATGAGTAACTTGTGAGGGTATATCAGGATTTCCAGTTATCGGATTGTAACTTCGATCTTCATTCGTGAAATCAAACCAATTACACCATCCGAAACCGCTTGATATGTCGTTATATTTAATATATCTATTCCAAGTTAAATACTCAGTTGACAATTCTGTTAGTTCAGTTAGTTTCTTTGTTCCTAAAAGTTTAATCTGATCCAAAATCAACCCGAACGTAAAACAAAACTCTATCCTATCAGAAATACGGATTAAAACAGCGTTCCCATTATTGATAAGCCGAAATCCATTTTCATAATAGGTAACTGAATATTTTCGATAAGGGAATATTGAATCTGAATCAGAACTTTGAATGTTTTCAATTGCCTTTAAATTAGTTGATGATTTTGGGAGTGATACAGTCCATGTCCTATTCCCTTGCACGGTTGAAATAGTACTAAATAAAAAAGACTTGAATTGAAGATCCATTTTAGTTGAATCATCTAATTCAACCTTTAACCCATTTATGAATAGTTCTTTTGTCATTGTTTATTTATTATCTCGATTGAATAAAATCTTTTGGCATTTCTATTGTAAATTCCATATCAATTAAGTAAGCATTTTTAGGCTGTACCTTCATATCTGAAATCTTTACACCAACCCATTTATTATTCACATACATTGCAACTATCAAAGAAGATGCAATACTTTCAACATACGGATATATATCGCTGTCACAGCTCGTAAATGCTGAAAAGGTACGTTGTACTGATTTACTAATTATTTTTGAACGTCCTCCCTCTGAATCGGTTAAAGATGATGGGTAAACGGGAATTTCAATGGATGTTTTAATATCCTTTTGATAAAGTGTATCCCTATTTTTATAAAACATATAGTGAAATAGTTTACCATGAGCATCGGCCCATCGCAAATAGTGACCGCTAATGTTTGTTTCAGGGTAAAATGTGAGGGTTTGTTCGTGTGCTGAATCAGTCCAAAAATCAAAAGAAAATGCAACCGTACTTGTAAAAGGGATCATTTTTCCTGTAATACCCGATAAACCTCCACCAATTTGATTAAACAGGTTATAACTCTTATCACAATTAAATGCAAAAGGTAAGCCCGGCCAATACGGAAATTTAATACTTTCAATTTCTGCCTCGTCAAATTGGTACGCTCCCCATCTTAATGAAAAATGTTGATCCGTGATAGTTGTTTCGTCTGGTGCTGAAATTGTGATAAAGCAATCATTGTAAAATGGATCTGCGTATGGCTCTGAATAATCAATTTTAAAATCTGATCCCGAAAAATAACTTTCAAAGATTACCGATAAATCGAAATAGGCAACCGATGCAATACAATTTCTTTTAAGGGTTATCTCATTGCTTGTTAGTGTAATTTCCTTTGTTGAATTAGTTGTATCGGAGCACGTTACCTTAATGATATTTGGATTGAAAATATATCGGTATTCGGGTAAAAAAGCTACTATCATAATATTTGTGTGTTAACGATTATTTGACCTACTTTATCGGAAATGTTTTTTAAGAGTGCTTCTTCTTCATTTGAATAAATATCTTTTCGACCTCCTTGTTGGAATAGTAAAGAGCCTTTTTCACCTATATTTCTTACTACGTTTGAAGCAAACATAAATCTTTCTTTAACGTTTACAAATTCTAAAGGTAAGTATTTACTCCATGCAGCTATATTGCTTCTAACTGATAAATAACTTAGTGTTGATATTGAGGCTTTCATCTCTTGAGGACTTATCCCCGTTTCCATGTTGTGGAAATTTTCACGACCCCAAACAATTAAATCCTGATTTTGAGTATCAACCCGAATGCTTCGAACCGTTTCTCCGCTTCGATTTTTCTTTGCCTTAAGGATATTTGATACAACTTTTAGTTTGTAAATATTGCCCTCGAATGCTAAAACGTCCGTTACTTTTTGACCGATTAATTGAGGCATAAGCTGTAAGTACATGTAATATTAAAGACATATCCGTATTCATCACAATCTAAATTCTGCCAATTCGGGAAAGGCTTTTGAGTAAGAGTGCATTCAATACCTTTACTCCTTAATAGGTTGCGAAAATCCATAAATGAGAACATTATTTGTTCTAAATTTGCGTTAATATCCTCGGATGATACCTGTTTGAATCCTACATGAATAATGTAAAGACTCAAGTCCCGGGACACTCTTCTTTGTGGATCAAATAAAGGCTGTAATGGTTCATTAAAGGTTCGTAAAATGCAGGGATAGTCGGTAATATTTCGGTCTGTTAGAATATTTTTATCCTTTTGACCATAAGCAAAAACCCACGAAAAACCGCTTTTTCGGGCACAATCTTGAAATATCGTATCGAATGTTGTCATTTATTTTGCTTTTTACTGATTATTTCGTTGTACTTTCTTTGTCTGTTTGCTTCTTCAATATCAACACGGAAAACAAATCTGTAAATAGTCCATGAATAATTCCCTGCATCCTCCAATGAGCTTATCCCCTGCCTACGTGCAAAACTATCTTTCATTTTTGCAATTGAATCTTTATCAGGCTGTCCGTAACCGGCTGCTTTTTCATCTTTCGATAAATCCAATTTCATTTTACTAAACTCTTCTGCCTCTTGTTTGATTCGGGTTGATACCTCGTTTGCAAAATTATAGAAATCAATTAAGGGGGCATTAAATAGCCAACGTGCTGCCCATTTTTCAGAGTCTTTATGAATCCACTTTTTAAACCGGTTCAATTTTGAGTAAAAGAATATTTCTACAATAGCAGTCATTAACTCGTTAGGTTGTTTAATATCCCACAACCACCCTAAATTATTAAATGACATATCATAAAATTTGAGGGGTGTAATTCCTCTTATTTTATCCGGCATAGTAAATTTTGAACATTCTTTTAATATGTCGGTATTGGTAAGATTTAGGATCGGTGAAATCCTTGTCATTTCCTTGAGTTTGGTTTTACCTGTGATTATCATATGAAGTATTGTTTACTGAAGAAATCCCTCTTGTATTCCGTACCTTCAAAATAAATGCTGATAGGGTAAGTATCCGTTAAATTTAACTCGTCAATCTTTGACCTGATAATTAAATTCATTTCTACCATCTCATTCCACGCATCTGAATATTTTGATTGAGATAAAACAACCTGACTAACTTCTGTTTGTTTAACTGTTACCCCTGAAGCCGTTGCAGTGCTCTGATTATTGGGAAGTATCTTACAAAATACGTAGTTTGCAAGTGGTGAAATAAATGATGCAGTGTCCGTTAAATAACCAGTAACCTCCGCCGGTACAACTTCACTTCCAAATAAATTAATAAGAAATTCCTTTTGGTACCTGGCAATATTCCTGTTCAACTCCATTATTTCATTAGATGCAATTTGAGATGAGGGGGTGTCTTTAAATGGCGAAATATTTAAATAGGGTAGTTTAAGTTTTCCCCAAAAATATTGATAATCAATTATGTTGTCCATTGGAAAGTTAATATTAAAAAAGGGTTAGTCGATTTGACCAACCCTTTATAGTTAAGATTAAATTACTCTGATTACACTGTTGCAACACCAGTAGCCATTGCAGTTAATGCGTTGTTTACATTTGGAACATAAACAAATGCCTGTGCATCTACAGTTTGAACACGTAAATTTTCACGGGTATAAGCTAAAATAGTAGTCATGCCTGTTTTTTTATCGTCCTCGATTTGTGCAATTTCAATAACAAGGTCATCCCATACGTACAGAGTGGCAAGAGAGAAATCACCTGCTAAAAATGTATTTGCAGTAACTAAAGGATTTTCAACAGCTGAAACACCCGCCATTGTATTCATTCCTGTACCCATTGCGAACTGAGGAAAAACGTAAGCTCCTTGTGATGTTTTGGCAAATCGCAATTTGTCCGTATCAACGCGATTAACGATGCAATAATTAGGATTTGCGGCACCCATTTGACCATTTACAATCTGAGTAACAATTTTACCTGTCATGTCCACGATGTTTGGATTAGTTATGTTTCCGCCTCCCAATGTTACCAATGGCTGAGCATATGAAATAATACCTTTGATGTTATTTCCGGTTCCATCGCCGTTTAACAATTGGTCATTTTCTTTTAAACGCATATTACGTTCAACTAAACGCTGAATTTCGCCAAGTACGAAATCAACATCCTTCAAAGAGTCCATTCCAATTTTTAACCAATCAACAATACGTTTTCCGCTGATATTTTTTTCAACCCAAGTCAAGTTGGATGCTGTGCCTACTGAACGAGGATCTCCGGCGGTTGTGCTTGCGTTGTTAGTTACCGATAATTGTTCGTACCATTTTACTGATCCGTGAGTATTTCCGCCCAAATTTACAACCTGAAATAAGTTGCGTAAATAAGGAACTCCCCTGTGAATTTCACCTGGTAAACCTGCTATGCGATAAGCGTTCGTATCAGATGTTACACTTGCACCTGAAATCGCCTTTGTAGTGGTTTTAATTTCAATACGCCCGGCTCCACCTTCTTCAATCATTTTATCAATTGCTTCTTTGTTTTCGGTAAGCAACTGTTTCAGTGTTTTTTCGGGTGCGTTTCCGCCTTGTAATTTCAATGCTGCTAATGCTTCACCTTGTTTGATGATTGCTTTTTCAAGAGTTTCAAATGCTTTTGCATCGACACTGCCTTCAAGTTTCTTTTCCATGTCGGCTTTAAATTCTGCTAACGCCTTATTCATATCCTCTTTTGAGGAAAAATCCTTTAAGGATTCTTTGAACGCTTTTGTTTCTTCCGCCAATATGGCTTTCATTTCTTCTGGAGTCATGAGTTTTAGTTTTTAAATTTTTAATAATTGTTTTAATTCTTTTTTAAATTCGTCGGCAGTGAATATTTCGGCTGTCTTATCCTTATTTTGTGTGTCATCTGACGGCACAAATTCGTTTACTTGTAAAGTTGGGGTTGCACTGTTTGATCCAAGTACTACGGCTGAACCTTCTACTAATTTAGCTTCAGTAACCGCCCAAAAATACCCCTGTTCTGTTGCCTGTTCAACGTTTGCAACTTGCGTAATATATTTATCCCAATTATCTTTTTCGCCTGAATAATAAGCATCCATGGAGTTGATACAAAGAAATAATGAAACATATCGCATCCCTACTGAGTGTTGTTTAACATATCCTTTCAAATACTGTTCAAACATGAACTCGTTACGATCTTCACTAACTACCGAATCAAAAATTAAGGCTTCTGTTTTTCCGGTGAACGATTCGCCAAGTTCTGACCATAACATCGATTGAGCCGTTGCGATGACATCATCGCTTATTACATTTTCAAATTTCAAACAATGTTCCTGAATGTGATAAATTAACTTTTGTTCTTTTAAGGTTTTATTCCAAAGTCCTGGGATATGTACGTCACCGTGCGAGTCAAGTAAATTAGTAGTATTGATTACAATTTTAACTTTTAGTTTATCAAGTTCGGGTGCTTCAATTTCTGCAATTGCTTTATTAATTCCCGATTTTGTTATGCCTGAAGTTGATAAAGAACCATAAGAAAGAGCATCGGCGCATTTTAATGCTGCTTTTTTCTCTGCCATTAAAAGACTTTTATTGTCCTTTAAATATTTAAAAAGTTGATCCTTTGTTGCAAACTCTTTCATTTATTGATTATTTGATTTGAATCAATTTGTTTTTTCTTTTGTTCGACAATTTTTTTAATGTCCTTGTCGGTTAATTTTTTGTCCTGTGGTATCATTTTATAAAATCGTTAATTACGGTTGTTGCATCCTCCACCTTCATCATTCCATTAGTTACAGCCAATACACATCCGTCAACCATCGTTTTGAATCCCATTGCCGAATCTTTTGTTGACTTCTGCATACATTCTAAATGAGAATAGTCATAATAAAATTTATATCCATATTTTTCAGAATCAAAAAGAACATCGTATGCCTGGCTTATTACTTCTGAGTCCGGTATGATAGTATCCTCATAAAATTCTGTTTTGGCTTCTAAATAGGTATTAAATTTTGTTGTATCTGGTAATCCGATTAAAGGAATAGGAACACCAAATGCCTGAGATATTGCCCTATGATCTGCATTTTCGCCATCAAATAAACCTAATTGCCTGACATCCATTCCAATTTTGGAAGCGGTTGTAGGATACTTAGAAATCATTGTGCTGAATTGATTGTTTAGCAATCCATAACGCTCATAATCTCGCTGAATTTCTAATTTTTGCTCAGTAGTAAACTCATTGCCCATTCCTAATTCGCCTTTGCCTGCTTGAGGACTTAACAACACATCGGCACCACGCCTTTTAATCAAATGGTTTCGGCTTTCCAAAGATCCAATAATATTTTGTATTGGTTTTCTTAATGCATCAATCCTGCTTTTTGGTTGCATTTCAAACCCTTGTGTAAGGTTGCAGCTTGTATCCTGAATTTCATAAATCAAATCGGTATCATCGCCGCTTAACATAAATGTCATTCCGAAAATGGTAATCGAATAATACCGGATCAATTTTGCTTGGTTGCTTAAAATATTTGAAGGCTTATTGTAGGATATTGTGATACAATTGTTAGGAATAATTATCAGTCCTGTGATTTTATCATAGCCTACCGGCTTCACCTTGTAAACATAGGCAGCACCATAGACATTGATAAACGTTTCAAGTGTTCGCTCAAATTGGTTTTTTGTTTGGTATGCGTTTGGCTTCCTGAGTATTTTCATTGCCTCATCAAACGCCTTTGATGTGATTACATTTTCTTCACTGTCAACACAAATCAATTTACCCTTTGTAATCGCCTGAGCCTTTTTGTTAATTATTGATTGTAAAGGGGGGCAATTGTCATATGCTGCTGTTTGAAAAGATGTGCCTATTTGATTGAAAATATATTTACTATCTGAATTATACGATCCTGTAAATGCAGAAAATTGGTCATCTGTCATTTTATCCATGTTTGAAAGAGTTAAAT